GTATACAGGAACAGGCTCTTCTAGTCCAATAAATGTAGATGGATTACAATCAAATACTGCATATACTTATACTGTTACAGCTACAAATAATTATGGCACAAGTTCTGCATCATCTGCGTCTAGCGCAGTTACTGCAACTACTGTGCCACAAGCGCCTACTATAGGAACTGCTACGGGTGGAAATGCTCAAGCATCAGTTACATTTACAGCAGGAGCAACAGGTGGCTCTGCAATTACTGGATACACTGTAACATCTTCTCCAGGAAACATTACAGCATCTGGCGCATCGTCGCCAATAACTGTAACAGGTCTGACAAATGGCACTGCTTATACATTTTCTATTGCGGCTACTAATTCAGCTGGACAAGGTGGATTTTCACAAGCCTCTAACTCTGTAACACCTAATCCGCTTCCTACTGTTACGGGCGGCACTCTTACAAATGATGGTACTTATTATTACCGCACATTTACAAGTAGCGGAACTCTTGGTGTTGCTAACGCAACTTTAACTGCTGATGTTTTGGTTATTGCTGGCGGCGGTGCTGGTGCTGGTTCTAGCCGATCAGGTGTAGATAATTACAAAGGTAGCGGCGGCGGTGCTGGTGGTGTTGTTTATGCGGCTTCAACAAACATCTCACCTTCTTCAGTTACAGTAACTATTGGCGCTGGCGCAACACGCCCTGCTGTACCAGGAGGCATACCGTCAAATGGAAGCGATAGTAGTTTCACTGGCGTAACAACCGCTGTTGGTGGAGGCGGTGGTAATTATGGTTATGCAGGAAGTAATGGTGGTTCAGGCGGCGGTGGTGGAGCGGCTTATTACAATCCTGGTTGGTTTCAATCCGCTGGCGGTTCAGCAACATCAGGACAGGGTTATGCGGGTGGCAATGGTTTTGGTACAACTACTACAAACCCTGCCGCTGGCGGTGGCGGCGGTGCTGGTGGAGTAGGTGCTAATGGAGCTTCTTTTGCTGGCGGTGCTGGTGGTAATGGAACAAATGCTTATTCATCTTGGGCAACTGCAACATCTACTGGTGAAAATGGTTATTATGCAAGCGGCGGAAGCGGCGGAGGCTCTAGCAATGTGGTTTCTCCTGATGGTGGGGGTGGAAATGCAGGAGCCGATACCAATGGGTCTAACGCGCTTGCAAATACTGGTGGCGGTGGCGGTGGTAGCGGAACTACAATCAGTGGAACTTCTTGGTTAGGTGGCAATGGCGGTTCAGGACTTGTGATTATTCGCTATTTAATGAGCGCAGTTTAATTTAAGATAGTATTACCTTCTAAGGAGAAAACACATGGCACACTTTGCACAACTAGATGAGAACAACAAGGTACTTCAGGTAATTGTTGTTGCTAATGAAGAACTTATGGAAAATGGCGCTGAGTCAGAACAGTTTACAGCAAATGGAAATTTTACCCTTTAATTTTTAAACCTATGCTATACTAAGAGAGCTTTGTAAAATTCAAAGCTCTCATATTATTTTTTGAAAGGTTTATATAAAATGTCAGATGTTTTTTCATTTCGTCTTTTGGAAGAGTTTGTAAATAAATATAAAAATATTGAGCCTCCTTTTGGCTTTACCGACGCAGGTAGCAATTCCCTTGGGGAGATCACCTTTATCAGGACTTATTCTCGTGTAAAAGAGGACGGTACAAAAGAACGCTGGCATGAAGTATGTAAGCGTGTAATTGAAGGAATGTACTCAGTACAAAAAAATCATGCTAAGGAAAATAGGCTACCTTGGAATGATAATAAAGCACAAAAATCTGCACAAGAAGCCTATGATCGTATGTTTAATCTTAAATGGACCCCACCAGGGCGTGGACTATGGGCATTTGGTACCCCTATGACGATGGAGAGACGCAATTCAGCAGCCTTGCAGAACTGCGCCATGGTTTCTACAAGGGACATTGATAGAAACGATCCTGGAGCCCTTTTTGGCTGGGTTATGGATGCTTTAATGCTGGGGGTAGGAGTAGGATTTGATACTCTTGGACAAGAGAAGAATCTTGATATATACCCAAACGCAAAAGAAGAAGTAGTATATGAAATTCCAGATACTCGTGAAGGTTGGGTAGAATCTGTAAGACTTCTTTTGAATTCTTATTTAAAACCAGGACAAGCAAAAATAGTATTTGATTATTCTAAAATTAGACCATTGGGTTCACCTATTAAAGGTTTTGGTGGTACGGCTTCAGGTCCAGAACCATTGATTAAATTACATAATACTCTTCGTGTTGTTATCGGCGGTAGAATGGGAGAAACACTTGACTCTCGTGCAATTGTAGATATAGTTAATCTTATTGGTACATGTGTAGTTGCTGGAAATGTTCGTCGTTCTGCAACTCTTGCTCTTGGATTGCCTGAAGATAATAACTTTATTAATCTTAAAAATTCAGAGGTATTTCCAGATCGTAATTCATTTGATCCAGAAAATCCAGGGTGGGCGTGGATGAGCAATAACTCTATATCTGCATCTATAGGAACAAAATATGAGGACTATGTAGATTTAATTTCTAATAATGGAGAACCAGGATTTATTTGGCTTGATGTTTCTCGTAATTTTGGTCGTCTTGCAGATCCTGCAGATGGAAAAGATTATCGTGTCATGGGCTTTAATCCATGCGCTGAGCAGCCACTAGAGTCATATGAATTATGTACTCTTGTAGAGGTTCATTTAAATCGTCACGAATCTAAAGAAGATTTCTTGCGTACATTAAAGTTTGCATATCTTTATGGAAAAACAGTTACTCTTGTTCCTACACATTGGCAAATTACAAATGGTATTATGCAACGCAATCGCCGTATCGGAACTTCCCTAACTGGTATTGCTTCTTTTGCAGATCAAAACGGTCTTCCTGTAGTTCGTGAATGGATGGATGAAGGATATAAAACAATTCGTAAATATGATCATACATATTCAGAGTGGCTATGTGTTCGTGAATCAATTCGTGTAACAACTGTAAAGCCATCAGGGTCTGTGTCATTATTATCAGGTGCAACTCCAGGCGTTCACTGGGGTCCAGGAGGAAACTTCTTCCTTCGTGCAATTCGTTTTGGAAACACAGATCCAATGATTCATTTGTTCAAAGCAGCGGGGTATAAAATGGAAGCTGATCTAGTATCTGCTAATACAACAGTTGTATATTTCCCAGTTCATTCTGGACATCCTCGTTCTGAGAAAGATGTCTCTTTATTTGAAAAGATTGGTCTTGCTGCTACAACTCAAAAATATTGGTCAGATAATGGTGTTTCTGTTACCCTTTCATTTGATAAGGATAGCGAGACTAAGCACATAGCACCAGCCCTTCATATGTATGAGGGTCAGTTGAAGGCGGTATCATTTTTGCCAATGGGAAATATGACATATCCACAACAACCATATACACAAATAACAAAAGATGAATATAACTCATATATTGGTCAGATCAAGAAGATTGACTGGTCTGCTATTTATGATGGAGTAGATAATCTTGAGGCTATTGGCGAGAGTTACTGTACAACGGACAGCTGTGAGCTAAAAATTGTATAATTTGGTATAATTAAGTACTGAATTACTACAATCTGGTATACTTATGGTTATGAGCAACAATATAAATCCTTTTATCAACCCTCAAACTGGCGAGCCCATTGTCAAAAATGTCCGCCGTCAGGTTATTGAAAAAAAATATAATTGGGGGCTATATGTTTATAAAAAGTCAAATGGTAAATGGTTTACAGATGGAGAAGGTAATATTTTAAACATACCTGCAGTTCGTGGGGATCTTACAAAGATTTCAGAACTAAAACAAGCAGCAAAATATTATGGCGATGAAGGCGACGGAGAAGCCGTATTCGTTCCAGGTCTTACAAGAGTTTCAGATGAAGAGCATTCTGAGCAAATGGATAGATTTAAGGATGGACTTCTTCCATCAATGAATGATTTAGGTGCTATTCATGCTGCACAGCAAACATTAAAAACCTATGGAAAGGATGCCTACGAAAATGGCTGATTTTGATTATATACAAGCAAGTTTAAATACACAACCAGAAAAAGATAATGCGTTTTTATCGCATGATCCATTTAATAAATCATGGGATGATTTAAAGAATTTTTCTGGCATAGACAATAATTTTAAACGTAGAGCAGCACGGAATTTAAATAAAGCGGTAGCGACAGAAAATCCTGCATATCTTGATGCAGCTAATGCAACCCCATACGGACAAAACTCAGGATCAAAGGCTATTAATCCTGGAACGGTATATAGAAATGGTTATGGATTATTTGATGTAATTACACCACCATACAACATGTATGAGCTAGCAAATTTCTATGATACAAACTTTGCTAATCATGCTGCTATTGATGCAAAGGTAGAAAATGTTGTTGGTCTTGGATACCGTTTTGATATTACAGATCGTACAATGCTTAGTTTTGAACTTACAGAAGATCAAGGAAAAGTTGATCGTGCAAGAAATAGAATTGAAAGAGCAAAGATTGAACTACGTGATTGGGTGGAATCACTCAATGATGATGATTCATTTACAACCATTATGGAAAAGGTTTATACAGACCTACAAGCCACTGGAAATGGCTTCATTGAGGTAGGACGTACAGTATCTGGAGAAATAGGCTATATCGGTCATATACCAGCTACAACAGTGCGTGTACGCCGTTTGCGTGATGGATATCTACAAATTATTGGACAGAAACTTGTTTACTTTAGAAACTTTGGCGGTAAAAATCCAAATCCAGTAACAGATGATCCACGTCCAAATGAGATTATTCATCTTAAGCAATACTCTCCACTAAATACATTTTATGGTATTCCAGATATTCTTGCTGCCATGCCATCTCTAATTGGAGACCAACTTGCCTCACAATATAACATTGATTATTTTGAAAATAAGGCGGTACCAAGATATGTAATTACAGTAAAAGGTGCTAAGTTATCTGCTGATGCAGAAGACAAGATGTTTAGATTTTTACAGACAGGACTAAAGTCTCAATCTCACAGAACACTTTACATCCCACTTCCTGGAGATACAGAAAATAATAAGGTTGAATTTAAAATGGAGCCAATTGAAAACGGTATTCAAGAAGGCTCATTTAAGGAGTATCGTAAACAAAATCGTGATGATATTTTGATTGCTCATCAAGTCCCTATTTCTAAGTTAGGTGGAGCAGACTCTGCTGCTATCGCTGCTGCTTTGGCACAGGACCGTACATTTAAAGAACAGGTTTCTCGTCCAGCACAAAGATATCTTGAGAAGATCGTAAATAAGATTATTAAAGAAAAGACTGATATTTTAGAACTTAGGTTTAATGAGCTGACACTTACAGACGAAATAGCACAGTCTCAGATTTTGGAACGCTATGTTAAAACTCAGGTTATGACTCCGAATGAAGCACGTGAGAAGCTTGATCTTCCACAGCGCTCAGATGGAGATGCCCCATTTGTCATGTCCCCAAGACAAGCCACAGATGCTAGGGCAAACTTGGCGGGTAACAGAGAAAGAGATGCCGAAAGAACAAATAATAACTCAGACTCTTTATCCACAATTTCTGGTCGTAATCCACAAGGAGAGGGTCGTTCTACACAGTAATATCCACAGGGTATTATAAAGGAATGATATAATTATTCTGCCATGAATATAAATAAAGCACAATGGACTACTGATGGCGACAATGTTCGCTTTTCTATGCCTATCGGCAAGATCGATCAGGAGCGCAGAATCGTATCTGGTTTTGCCACTCTTGACAACATTGACAAGCAGAGCGATATCGTTACTACTGAAGCAAGTATAACCGCTTTTAAGAAGTTCCGTGGAAACCTGCGTGAAATGCATCAGCCAACTGCTGTTGGTAAGGTAGTTTCATTTAAAGAAGATCGTTATTTTGATCCAAGCACAAAAAAGTTTTATAGCGGAGTATATGTTTCTGCATATATTTCAAAAGGCGCACAAGATACATGGGAAAAAGTTTTAGATGGTACATTAACTGGTTTTTCAATTGGCGGGAATATAAAGAAGTTTGATGATTCCTATAATGAAGAATTAGAAAAAGCGGTACGAGTAATTAAAGAATATGATCTTCATGAACTGTCTTTGGTAGATAATCCAGCAAATCAATTTGCAAATGTAATTTCAATTGAAAAAGGACAACTTGGTGGATTTTTAGCAAAGGCAGAAATTGAGAATGTTTTTTGGGATGAAGATAATGATATTGTTTTAATATCATCTTCAGAAACTGAATCAAGCCCACATTCTGGAAAACCTATGCAAAACATTGGCTTTGTAGAAAAATCTGATTCAGATAATACAGATAAAATAAAGTTCTTAGTTGATAGTGCAAAAGGCATTAGGACAATTAAGATTACAAAGGAGGAAAATCCTATGACAGAAGAAACAAATACTGCTGAAGAGACTTTAGTAAAGTCTGAAGATGCAGTTGTTGAAAATGTTGAGGTTGCTCCAGAGGCTACAGAAGTTGTAGCAGAGGCAGAAGCAATTACTGAAGCGGCTGTTGCAGAACCAGCAATCGCTAAGTCTGAAGAAGTTGCTCCTTCTGCAGAAGAAACCGTAGAGAAGACTGAAGATGCAGTTGAAAGCACAGCAGCAGAAATTGCTAAAGGTGTAGCTGATATTAAAGATTCTCTAACTAATGCCTTGAGCAGTCTAGCAGAAACAGTTAAGTCACTTCAGGCTAACGTTGATGCAATAACAAAGTCCCTTGAAACAGTTACAGGTGAAGTAAAGTCTGTAGCAAATGAGGTAAGCCAAGTAAAGGGTTCTTTTAATGAGTTTGGAAAGCGAGTAGATGCCGTAGAGCAAGATACTGCTTTCCGCAAATCTGGCGATCTAGGCGAGATCGTGCAGGAGCTTCCAGAAATGAAAGCTCAAAAATCCCTATGGGGCGGACGTTTCCTCAAAACAGCCGACCTATTTAATTAAGGTATATTCACTAGGAGGTGAACAATATGTCGGAACAAGAAATCGTAAAGAATTACCCAGGAACTACTGAGGCACACAATCACGACGGACAGGGTGCATTTGCATCAGGTGGCGTTGGAAGTGCAACAACAACAGGTCCTTCAGGTAATCTTTCTCCAGCGGCTTCACTCGGTAACGTTGCTACAGCAAACTTTGGTGTAACAAGCGGACCAAATGCAGTAAGCCCAACTGGTACACCTGGTGGTATTTTAGCACCAGAACAGGCTCGCCGCTTCATCGACTATGTGTGGGATGCAACAGTTCTCGCCAAAGATGGTCGTAGAGTTACAATGCGAGCAAACACTATGGAGATCGAAAAGGTCAACGTAGGTGAGCGTGTAATCCGTGCAGCAGCTCAAGCTGATAACACTTACACAAATGCTGGCGCAACATTTACCAAGGTAGAACTAACAACCAAAAAGATTCGTCTTGATTGGGAAGTTTCTACTGAGTCTTTAGAAGACAATATTGAAGGAGGTGCTCTTGAAGATCATCTCGTTCGTCTTATGACAAACGCATTTGCTAATGATATCGAAGATCTCGCTATCAATGGTGATGCTTCAACAGGCAATTTCCTTTCAATTATGCAAGGTTTCGTTAAGAGGGTTACAACTGGCACCGCTGCTCACGAATCAGTCGTGACTGTTTCTGATAACGCTTGGACTCCAGCAGTAATGCAGGATATTATCCTTGCAATGCCACGTAAGTATCGTGCAATTAAGAGCAATCTTAAGTTCTATGCAGGTACAGATGCATTCCAGGGTATCGTTACAAACAACGGTACACTTGCTGACGCAGTAGCAGAAGCAATTGCTGGAATGACTCCAGGCAGCACACAGGCTAACCGTCAAAACTATCTTGATGGTGTTGGTCAAACACTTGGTGGAGCACGTACAACACGTGTTCTCGGTGTTGACGTTATGGAAGTACCTTACTACCCAGCAGGTTATGTCGACTTGACATTCCCTTCAAACCGTGTTTGGGGCTTCCAGCGTGATATCACGGTAAACCGTGAGTACAAGCCAAAGAAGGATACAATTGAGTACACAGTATTCGTCCGCTTTGGTCTACAATGGGAAGAGCTTGATGCAGTTGCTTATGCAGATGCAGCAGCTGATGAGTAATAACTAAATAGCAGTACCGAAAAGGAGGGTAGCGTAAAAACTACCCTCCTTATTCACATTCTGATATAATAGCAGTGGAGGAATAATAATGTCAGCAGAATTAGTAGAAGATTTAAAAAAGAAAACAGTGCCACAATTAAAAGCATACGCAAAGAAAAATAACATAGATTTGTTTGGAGTAAGCACAAAGGTAGAAATATTAGAAGTAATTTTTTCCTTTATTCCAAGACCAGAACAAGCAATGAAGAAAAAAGATCAGCCAGCAGAGAGAGTTGCTCTTTATTCAGAAAAAAATCTTCACTGGAATGGCGTGGGGGACCTTGAAAGAGGCTATAACATAGTATCTAAGGAGGATTCCGAAAAGTGGTTGTTTCGTAAAGATGTACGCATAGCGACGCCTGACGAAGTAGCAAAATTTTACGGTAAAAATAAGAAATGAATATACTGAGACTTCCACCATATCCATTATCGATATCTTATAATGTTGAGTCTGCTTCAACTGACTATTTATTAGTAATTAGAGATTCTGATAGAGATATATCTCGTGTTGATGAGGTAGTAACCTCCACATCTGGATCAGTTCTTACATTTGAATTACCAGAATATTTTTCAAAATATGATGGGTTTTATCATCTAGAAATTTACGAATACCCAGAAAGTGAAATGGGTGACTTGGTAATTGAAGATAATTTAAACATTGAAAGACCTTATGTTAATCCAAACACCCTTGGAACTACGGCAAGCGAAATTAAAGAATATAAAGAATATGAGTTACTTGCTAGGGCAATTATAGATTCTCAAGTTCCTGGCGGATTTTATTATAAAACAAGTTATGTAGAAACAGTCGGACAAGGAACAGACTATCTTCCTTTATGGGTTCGTCCTTATAAAATATTAAAAGTATACGAAAATGCAGAATTAGTTTATGATGTTGATGATGAAGATGGTCCAGCACTGGGCAGTTGGAATTATTTAATTACAAAAGACAAAACTGCAATTACAAAAGATCCAGTTGCAGCAGTAGATTCTATGAATAGATCAGAACGCAAGCCGCCAAGAATGGCTTTAGCAGCATCTGATTCTATATTTATGTTTGATACACAAGATAGCGGAAATACGCTAACCGTTCAGCCTGGAGTTGTTTTTGGCGAGGGTATGGATTATATATTTCTACTTGAAACAGGATATAGAGTAGTGCCAATTGATATTAAAGATGCTATAACAATGTTAATTAATGATATTAAGTGTGGAAAGCTTGACTACTATAAGAGATATGTATCAAATTATTCTACAGATCAATACCGCCTTCAATTTGATAAGGGATTGTTTGAGGGAACAGGAAATCTTTTGGTTGATAAAATTCTAGATAGGTATATAACCAATATTGGCAAACCAGGAGTATTATAATGGTAGACTCTTGCTTAGAAACAGATTTTTTATATCCGCTTAAAGCTGATGTATTTTATCCCATTGTTGAGCAAGGAGCTTATGGAAATGTTCAAAAGAAATGGGTTTTGGATAGAGTTATAACCTGCAGTTTTGCTCCAGTCGGTACTTCTGGACAGGAAGAGGTTAAGCCAAATCCAAAAATTAATCTTGATGTAAATTTGCTGGGTAGAACAAAAAATGATGTAAGAATTGGATCAAGCTATTCTAGAGAATCTATAACCAATGTAGTGATTACAAACATAAGAACACATTCAGAAACACCCGTATATTTAGAGACTGCTGGACCTCGTTCTGGCCGATCTACTATTTTTGAAATAGCATCCAACGAACCAATTGTTGGTCCATTTGGAGAGGTAGAGTATTATAAACTTGTTGTTCGTAGATCAGAGAATCAGGCATCAGACCTATGATATCCGTTAAATTAAATCAATCTAAATTTATTAGTGATATGAATAATGTTGTTCAGTATTCTCTTGGATTTTTAGACGGCATTAAAAAGGGCAAAAGAGTATTTTTAGGAAATCTGGGCGAAGGAGCAAAGAAGATACTAGAGGCATTTATAGATGCAAATGCAAGATCTAATCCTCAAATGCTTCACCACGTTTATGAGTGGTCAAGAGTGGGTAGTCCAGATGCAAGATTATTTGATATTAATTATACCGTTAGTAATCTTGGGCTATCGTTCTCTTCTTCTTTTAGACAATCTAATAGTATAAAGCAAGGTTCGTCTGTTCCATTTTATAATAAGGCAAAAATTATGGAAGAAGGAATTCCAGTAGTTATTACTCCAAAAAGATCTACTGTTTTAGCATTTGAGCAAAATGGAGAAACTGTATTTACAAAATCTCCAGTAGAGGTTTTAAATCCAGGTGGCGCACAAGTACAAGGCTCATTTGAAAGAACAGTTGATTTATTTTTTAGCAGGTATTTTACACAGGCATTTTTAAGAACAAGTGGAGTGGCAGAGTATTTTAAGAATCCAGTATTATATAAAAGAAATTTACAAAAAGGAAAATCTGGCGGTAGACAAGTTGGAATATCAACAGGTTATTCATGGATTACTAATGTAGGAGCAAGAACAAATGGCTAACGATACACCACTCAATACTCCAGTTTTATGGATAAACAAATATTTACAATCTAAGCTTGCTGATTTTGGATTTGATAGTGTTCCATTTTTTCCAACTGCTCCATCTACAATAGATAACCTAACACAGTCATTTGTAGAAAATAATGGGGTAATGGCAACATATGACCGTATGTTTAAAATGAACAGAAAATCTTTTCCACATATAAAGTGCGAACAACTATTATATTATTTTTATGCTACTCAAGAAAACTCTATTACAAATATGATTCAGGTTACAGAGATTATATATAGACTGTTAGACCGTTTTGATGAATCAGCAGAAGAAATAAATAGCTGGTGCTCAAATCGCAGGGTAGATCTAGACGACGCTGGATTGGTCGATAATGTTTTCTATTTCCATAATTTCAGGGTATACCAGTTAGAGGAAACCAGAGATATTATAGATTTTGGAACAGCCAGAACGTATGCTGGAAATAAGATTATTATAGATTTTGATTATCATCAGATGCCTGAGTTGACCTCAAATCTATGGTCTCCAGAGCCAAAGCTCACTGGTGACGATAAAATCACCGTATAAAAATCTGTTATACTTATATCTGAGGAAACCCGCCCAAAACTTAATAAATACTTATTGAAAGTAGAGGTGAAAAATGGCATATGAACGTGGTACGTCCAACAATATTATCGTTGGTGCTGCTGCTCTTTTCCTAGCAGATACAACCCTAACTCCAGCAACACTGGAGGCATTTGACGCTACAGAATCATTCAAGGAAACTCTTTCTGGCGCTGAAGATTATACAAATGTAGGTTATACCATGAATGGTCTTGAACTACAATTCCAACCTGATTTCGGTGAGGTTGCAGTTGATCAGGTTCTTGACGTTGCTAAGCTATACAAGCAAGGTATGCAGGTAAATCTCGCAACAGCGTTTGCTGAGGCTACACTTGAAAATCTTCTTTTGGCTCTTGCTTTCAGCGGTTCTGATTTGACAGGAACAAAGTCAACATCTGCTGGACGGGTTCTTAACCTTTCCGCAGGTAACATTGGCGAATGTCCAGTTGAACGTGGTATCGTTGCAGTAGGACCAGGAACTGGTGACTGCGTAAACTCTGACTCTGTTGAGCGTGTTTATACAGCATATCGTGCTCTATCTATTGAAAATGTAACAGTCTCGGCAAAGCGTGACGAAGCTTCAATGTTTGAAGTTTCATTCCGTCTTCTACCAGAAGATTCTTCGGGATCTTATGGTAAGATCGTAGATCGTACAATTACTGGAGCTTAATAATTTAAAATTATTTAGCACTAAAGAGGCCCACCCTTCGGGGTGGGCTTTCTTATATGATAAAATAGTATTCGGGGTATTATGGCTACTAAAGTATATTCAACTAAAAATATTTATTTGTTTGATGGCACAGAGATAGAAATATCGCCATTAAAAATAAAGTATCTGCGTGAATTTATGGATACTTTTGCATTGATTAATAAAACTGAGAATGATGACGATTCTATATTGTTATTGCTTGAATGTGTAAGAATTGCAATGAAGCAGTACCGCCCAGAATTATCAACATCTACATCCGATATAGAAAACGCAATTGATATGCCCACAATACATGAAATATTAGAAATCGCAGGCGGTATAAAAATAACAGAAGAGTCTGAAGAAACAGTTAAGCAGCAAGTAGAAAATAATAAGTCCAAAAATTCTTGGGAAGATATAGATTTAGTAAAGCTAGAATCAGAGGTATTTACGCTGGGTATTTGGAAAAACTATGATGATCTAGAATCTCATATATCTATGCCAGAACTAATGGCTATTATATCTGGAAGAAGAGAATTGGATTATGAAGAAAAGAAGTTTTTAGCAGCAATACAGGGTGTAGATATAGATAAAAATCAAGATCGTGGACAAAAAGAATGGGAAGATTTAAAGGCAAGGGTATTTAGCAAGGGACAAACAACTGATAGTAAGGACATACTTGCTTTACAAGGACAAAATGCAGTAAAAGCAGGATTTGGTATTGGAATGGGTTTAGATTATGAGGATTTAAGATAGCCCCCCTATGATATAATTTATACTAGCCTATATGGGAGGAAAATAATGGCAACAACTATACATGAGGAAAAGACTCTTACTCTAATTGATGGAACAGAGATTAAGGTTCGTCCTCTAAAAATATCACTTCTTCGTCCGTTTTTGAAGAAGTTTGAAGGTGTTGCGGCAGTGGCTGAAGATAACGAAAAGTCTATGACTCTTCTTGTGGAGTGTGCTCAAATTGCAATGAAGCAATACAATCCTGAAATTGCAGAAGATCTAGAAAAACTTGAAGAGCTATTGGATCTTCCAACAGTTTACAAGATCGTTGAAGCAGCATCGGGTGTTACGCTTGGCGGTATGCCAGATGTAATTTCTCCTGCCGAGTAATACAATTTAAGATGAGGTGAAGTAATTGGCTGATGTAAATGCCGAGATTAACGTAAATATAGATACGTCTGGTGCATTAGCACAGCTTAAAGCTCTACAAAGAGAAATATCTAGATTTCACACCTCAGTTGCAAAAAGCAGCGATGCAGCTGCATTAGCACAACGTGATCTGCAGAAGAACTTTATTAATGGTGTAAGCGCTATTAGAGGTTTTTCTGCAGAGTTACGAACAGTAAAAACAACTGCTGAAAATTTTACAGATTCTTTAGAACGTAATAAATTTTCTATGCGGGAATACTTCAGATATTCCATGGCATCCACCAAAACATTTGGTAGGATGTTTTCTTCTGAATTAGATACAGTAAATAAGGTAGCCGTAGAAAATGTAAAGAGGCTACAGACACAATATATCAAGATGGGCCGTGACGCAACTGGCGCTATGAAGGCAATTGCAGTTATGCCAACTAAACTTGATATGACTAATCTAACCACACAAACGCAGTTGGCTGCACAAAGACAAGCTATATTTAATCAGCTTGTTAAACAAGGATCAACTAATCTTTTAAATTTTGGTAAGAATACACAATGGGCTGGTCGTCAGCTTATGGTTGGTTTTACAATTCCACTAATGGGGCTTGGCGCAGTTGCAACAAAAACATTTATGCAAATGGAAACAGCAGCAATTAAATTTAAGAAGGTATATGGAGATTTATTTACTGCACCAGAAGAAACACAGTTTGCACTTGAATCTATACAGATGCTTGGTCAAGAATTTACTAAGTATGGAATTGCTGTAGCAGATACCGTTGGATTAGCAGCAGAAGCAGCAGCAGCTGGTTTTTCTGGAGCAGACTTACAAGCACAAGTAACACAAGCAACAAGACTTCAAGTTCTAGGACAAGTTGAACAACAGAGAGCGCTTGAAACAACTATCTCATTGCAAAATGCTTTTAGAATTGCTTCTACTGAACTAGCAGATGCTATTAACTTTTTAAACGCAGTTGAAAACCAAACTGTTGTTTCTCTTGATGATATTACAACAGCTATTCCAAAAGCCGCACCAATTGTTCGTGAGCTTGGTGGAGATGTAAAAGATTTAGCGTTCTTTATGGCAGCCATGAAAGAGGGCGGTATAAATGCAGCAGAAGGTGCAAACGCTCTAAAGTCTGGTCTTGCATCACTTATTAATCCAACAGATAAAGCAAAAGGAATGCTCAGTGCTATGGGCATTGATATTGATAGAATTGTAGAAAGCAATGTTGGAAATCTTAAAGCAACAGTTATTGAATTTGCTAAAGCATTAGACGGACTTTCTAATCTTCAGAGACAGAGAGCAATTGAACAGTTATTTGGTAAGTTCCAACAGGCACGTTTGTCTGCATTGTTTGACAACGTAATTCGTGATGGAAATCAGGCATCTCGTGTCCTTGATCTTGCCTCAGCGTCTATGGAAGAGCTAGCCTCCCTTGCTGAAAAAGAATTAGGATTAACTGCAGATAGTGCAATGAACAAATTCCGTTCTTCTGTTGAGCAATTAAAGTTATCGCTGGCTCCAGTTGGAGAAGTATTTTTACAAATTGTAACTCCTTTACTAGATAAATTAAATGGTCTTTTACAGTGGTTTAATAGTTTGCCAGACTCTACAAAAAAAGCAATAGCAAAAGTTACATTATATTTGGGTGGACTAGCACCAGTTCTTCTTATGACAATAGGTCTGCTTGCAAACTTTGTTGCCAATGGCATTAAGGGGCTAAATCTTCTTAGAAATGGATTTTTAAGATTAACAGGTCAGTCAAAGATCTTAGGAGAACAAACGCAGTATTTGACTGTAGAACAACAAAATGCAGTAGCCGCAGCAGCATCTCTTGAACAATCACACATGAGATTACAGCAGGCATTTACTGGAGAAGCTGTTGCAGTAAGACAACTTATAGCAGAATATCAAAGAATGATTGCTGCACAAAATACTTCTGCTACAAGATTCCCAGGAATGATGGCTCCAGGATTTAAAGCAAAGGGATATGCAAATGGAATTATGAGTGTCCCTGGACCAAAAGGAGCTGGCGACATAGTTCCTGCTATGGTATCTCCAGGCGAAGCAATTATTTCTACAGCAATGAATAAGAAATATGCTCCATTAGTACAGGGAATTATTGCAGATAATATTCCAGGATATCAAAATAGTAGGTTTGGAAGAGTTTCAATGACTGGTGGTCAGTCTGTTGTTTATAGCGGTCTTGGTCTTCCAGCTCCAGGAAACACAAGCTCAAGTAGATTGGGTATGTCTTCGTCATTTTTTGCAGGAACACCAGGCACTGCTGCTGCAGACGATGGATTTATTTTATCTTTGCTATCTGCACTAGCTGGAGGATCATTTACTTTAGGCCAAGGTGCAGGGGTAGAAACAAGAAGAAGCATGACAGATGTTGTTAGACAAGAATATGCTAATGAATTATCTGGATATGCTGAAGAAATAGCAAGCACTTTAAGAACATCGGCAAAAAATCTTGGTGGTGTAGAAAATAGTACAGTAACAATGAATAGAATTCTTGATAATTCTAGAGATGATTTGGATAATATTTTTGGAAGAATGAGAAATGCTAGTAGCAAGGCTGCTTTTGCTGCAGAGGCAATGGAAAAACATGGAATGTTCCCAACAGTTGCTGAAATGGGAGGAACATATGGTGAAATCAGAGCACCATCTATTAAAGAAGGTGACCATGCATCAGAAACCTCATTTAGAAGATTAAAAAACTCACCTTTCCAAGGCAGAGTACAAGGTATGTTTGGATTTTTAACTAAAGATAAACCAGATTTAGCAAATCTTAAAACTTCATATGCACATCTTAATGATGCGAGAATGCTTGGTCCAGTAATGCCAATGAGTGGTGGAGCAGTAGCACCAGGCGCAGTTACCCCAGAAGAAAGATCTAGAATGATTGCTGCTATACAGGCTAAGAGTGGTTTAGCAGCAGGCACATATAGCTCAACAGAAATAAGATCGGCAGTAGCATTAAGAGCACAAAAAGATGCTAAAACATATCAAGAAGCAATAGAAAAAAGTACCACAGATATTTATGAGCAGTCAAGAGATAGAAGAAGCCCACATCCACTAGCCGCTAAAGACGGTGCTAGTGATGGAAGGGCATATCAACAGGCCAGAATTAAAGCAATGAACGTTGCTGGAGGCACATCATCTGCTGCAACTGCACTAATTAATCCAAGAACTGGAAGGCCATTTACAGAGCAAGAGATTGCAGATGCTACTAGAGTATCTGGATCAAAGGTTGCAAATATGGCTTCTAACGCAGGCAGAGGGCCAGTATTTTTGGGTATGCCCTCATTTCCAGAACAACCACAAGAAAGAAAGAAAAGATTTGGTAAAGTCAAAGGAGCTGTTGGTCGTGGTGTAGGTCGTGCTGCTGGTGCTGGTGGAGGATTTGGTTTATCTGGATTATTGTTTGGACTATCAATGCTTCCAGGAAAACTTGGACAAATGGCACAATCTATAATGCCAGTTGTATTTGGTTTACAAGCTCTAGGAATGATCACTAGAATTTTAGGTGGATGGCCAACGCTTCTTATTGCAGCAGCAGCTGGAATCTATTTATTTAATAAGTCTTCAATCAAAGCAGCTGAAGAAATTGCAGATGCTGCAAAAATGGAGGCAGAAGCAAGATATGGTAGCGCAAAAGCAATAGAAGAGTATGCAGAATTTACTGGAAGGGCACTACCAAGTGCTAGAGAATTTAGCAGAAATAATAGACAACTAATATCTGCAAGTGGAGAAGCAGTAAAAAGATTTGCAGAATTTTATGGACAAAAAGGAAATAGAGCTACTCAAGTAATAAATACTGCAGCAATGCGTAGTCCAGAGGCAGGAGTGCAGGCAGCTGCAATAGATGTTGCACAAAGAGCAGCAATTTTTGGTTTCGGACCAGCAGATATTGCCGCAAATATAAAGGCAGCAGCAGATTTAATAGGTGCAGACCAAGTAGAGCTTAAAGCAAAAATTCAAACACTGCTTGCACCAAATGGGCAAGATATTACAAAAACTCCATTAACAGTAAAAGCAAGGATGGAATTTTTGCAAGGAGACTCTACAAGAAAAATTGAATCAATTGCTACTGGAATAGATAAACTTGGCAAAATACAATTACCAAAAACTGCAGGAACTATTTTAGGCACAAAGTTTGATTACCAGTCATTAAAAAAGGCTGCAGGAGCACAAGAATTAATCAACAGGTCATACTCTGGTGGCATTGGTGGAAATATTATGGGGGCAGCTAAACAGGCTGCAAGATTCTTAAATCCAACATCAAAAAGAGGAACAGCTGGATATTTCAGCTTACCAACAACAGATGTTTTATCAGAATTTAAAAAATTACAAGATCAGGTACAATCAGCAAGCGTACAAGTATCTGCTGCATTTACACAAGAAAAAGAATCTCTTGCACTGTTGAATGCAGAATACGCTGATGGAAAAATAAGTAAAGAGGAGTACGATGCTGCTTTTGCTGTATCATTTGATAATTTTGATAATCTTGAATCTTCAACAGTTAAACTTGTAAAAGAATTAAATAAAATAGATTCATCTGGAGAGTTAGCATCTTCCGCAATTAAAGATTTAGGAAATCAAGCTTTAGGAGCACTTAAGAAAACAAATCCAGAATTATTTAAAAAGATATCAGATTCATTGTCTAAAATTGATAAAAATGCACAAATAGACATTTATATGGGGTTTGCAAAGGGCAGCTTAACACTTTTAGATTTAGCAAAAATTCCAGATGTGCTAGATAAGATTAATGGAAAAACCTATACAGTTTCACTAAAAATTATTGGAGAATCTGGACTAAGTACTGGCGGAGCTGGTATGTTAACAGCTGCAGCAGCTCAGGCAGAAGTAGACAGAATTACAAAACTTATTAAAGGAAAACCTCGTGTTCCTGGCGCACTTGCTAGACAGCTTGCACAGGCCAAAAAAGATTTAGCAGCTGCTAAAAAAGCAGAAAAAGATGCAGCAAAAGTTCTTCAAAAAGGAAATCTTGACACAGATACTGGCAGTAAGGGCGGTAGTACTGGTGGCACTGGCAAATTTATCAATCCATACGAAAAAGAAATAAGACTTTTAAATAAAAAGCGTGATGCGCTAAAGGAAGTAAATGATGAATTAGATAGACAAAATCAATATCAAATGAAACAAATTAGCCTTATTAACCAAGCTGCTAAAGCTAAAATGACTGGGGATTATTTAGAGGCAGCAAGTTTGCAGCAACAATCAATGCTAGAAGGAGCTAAATTTGCTCGTGAAAGCAGAATTGTTCAAATGGATAGAATAATTGATCAGGCACAAGAAAGAAGTGGAATTGTTGCAAATACAAAGAAGTTAGCACCTGTAGATCGAAAGCTATTAAAGAAGTTGCGTACAGGAAGTTATGGAGATATTGCTGCCTTGCCCAAAACACCAAATGTTGGATTTGGAGCAACTGGGCCAAGAAATACAGCAGCTGTAACGGGATCTAGTTCCGTGTATAATGTAACAATGAACGTTACTGGATCTAATGCTGAAGAAATTTCAACCAAGGTATTGGCAAAGATAAAGCTTATAGATAGCAAAATGAATAAGACAAATAGGATACCACTATAATGGCATACGCACTACAATCTGGAGTTCATGTTTCTATTAATGGAACTACTTGGTATAAATTAACAGATCACAATAGAAGAGAGATTGATATTTCTCCATTATTGATAGAAAAAGAATCAAGAATGGCAAATGGAACTTTAAGAAAATTTGTTGTTGCTAAGAAAGATGTTATTTCTGTATCATGGGATTTTTTACCATCTAAGCCAGCTAGCACTGGTAATGCAACAAATGATGCTAAGTTTACTATAGTTGATGCAAATTATGCAGGATCTTGGATGCAATCATTTTATAATGCAAACGTTGGCATACCGATTTATCTTAAAATAATTGCTGCAAAACACACAGATCCATCAACGGGGGCGGTACCAGCAGATAATACATATGTCTCTGCTTCAACAGGAGAAAAGACATATCAGGTGTTCATGACTGGATTTTCAAAAACAATTAGAAAGAGAAACCCTGTAACGGACTTCCTAGATATCACTCTAGAGTTTACGGAGATCTAATGCTTTCCAATGTTAGTTCTTCTATTTTCTCTGATTCCAGATCAATAAAAATGTCACCAGCAGTATCTGCTGAGTGGAATCAAAATATATTTAATCCTCCTTATGCGACGGTAGCTGGAAATGGTGCAATTCAGAATAATTTAACAACATCTACATCATTAACAAATGTAACTGGATCAGATGCTAAGGCAGGCTTTACAACTAAAAAATATCAGATGGTAGATAATGAAGATAAAATAACATATACTGTTACACCATCTGCTACTAGTGCTGCATTTAAAATTATCACATATGTCAAGACAAATAAAGACTATCCAATTGTGGCTAACATATCCGCATCTGGAAGCGCAAGCCAGTTTGGATCATCTAGCCTAGAAGTTAATTCTTTTGGATGGGTAAAGGTAGAAACATATATTGGTGGTTCATCTTCTTCAGACGATATATCAAGTTTTACATATGACATTGTTTTAAATAGGCTAAGTTTAGAAGATGATCTACCGCTTGATTTTTTATTTACCGTCCCAGAAGTATACGCTGTAAGTTATTTTGATTATCAATATAATTCTATGTGGCCTTCGGATTCAGTATTCACTAGCTTCCGTCCAGGAGAATCCTATGTTAATACTGGAAGTTCTAAGTTTTCATTTCCTACAAACTTTAGAAAAGTTAATACCTCTATTCTTGACGGGTATGCCTCAGATGTATTTATGCCAGTAACTCCTATTATTCATAACCCACAATTATTTAATATTTCTCCACCAGTGCCGTTTTATAAAAATAGTATGCTTAGTGACATCAATAACTATAAATACTTTGTCTCTGATGTGGATAACAAGTCAATTACTGGTTTATACGATAAGGCTAATATTTATACTAATAAGCTAGTTATAAAGTTTAATACTTTAATGGCTGTTCCAACTATTAATATTTATATTAATGGATCTCTTATTACCGTCGACGGTTCAACATCTATTAGTCTATCTACTAATATAAGTAAGGAGAGGGGTGGAGTTATTGAGGACGCTGGAGTTCTTACTCTATATTGGAGCGGTACTGCATGGACTAGAACACGCTGGACAAATATGCCAGAGTTCACCTCATCTGGATCTATAGATAGAATAACAACGCTAAATAAAATAACTGTTACACAGATATCTAATTCAGTTAGGTCAGAACTATCTTCATATACATCAGATCAGTTTTTAGATGATGCATCTAGAATGCAAATTATTGAGGTGTCTCCAAGAATTGAAGTTGATTTAAGTAATTATGTTATTAACTACTCAGTAAATAAATCTTTTGACGGCCAGGATACATATCTTCCAGTGTCTTCGATAAATGCTGACGATGCAAGCATTGTGCTTTCTGGAATTCCACTTGGTACTATATCAGCTCCAATTGCAATATTTTCAAGCCAGAGTAACAAGTCTGGCGTAATATTAAAAAATATGTTAAGAAAAAATGTTAAGATCTATGTTAACTATTTATTAGATAACTATTTTAATAATACAACAAAGGCTTTAGTTACTTCTAATACCCTGATACCTGGTGGGGTATATTATTCAGATACTTGGGAAGAATCAGATGTTAATGAGGTAACAATTCAGGCATTTGATATTGGGCGGTATTTACAGGCAGTACAAGTGTCAGACTATGTATCAAGCCTAAGAAGTGTATTAGAAGTTATTACAAATATGCTCGATCTGTCTGGTTTTACAGATTATGATTATGACTCTTTGCATACCGTTTGTACTAGCAAAAATATACCACTAGATGTAGCATATTTTTATATTAACTCACAAGACTCAACGATTATAGACGCACTAAATCAAATATTTTTGCCATATCAAATAAGTGCATATATTGACGAATATGGTGTAATGAAGTTCCTAAGTCTATCAGGAATTTTATCAAAGACAACCTCTGACCTTACCATTAATGAATCAACATTATTGGATAATGGATACTCTGTCACAACTAAGGCTAAGCCAGGAAAGATATCTTTAAGGTATCAAGCTCCAAAGATAAAACAGTCGCTATCAATGCAAAACCTTTCTCTTGACGCCAACTCTCCATCATTTATTTTAACAACATCAAATGATATTTTATGGTCTCAGCAAAACTCAGATTCTGTTGGCATGAACTATTTAGCAGAAAGCATGAATAATCGTCAAAATTATTTTATGCTAGATCCTAATGATCCATTAGATGTATTCCATACATATAATCTAAACAGTAACGGATATGCATTTATTGAAAATGAAATTGTATCTTTCTTATATAAAGAATATACCTTAGAAGATGAAAGCAGCAATACTACCCTGGTCTCTATAAAAAATGATATAGAGTTGTACGGAGAAATAAATAGATTTAATAGAAAATATAATGTTGGTTTAGCAACTAGTGACGGATCAACAAAGGTTGAAGATAATACTACGATAACTCCAACAGGTAAAATCTCAAACATTCAACGAGGAATGTTTGGAACAAAAGTTGCAGACCATACAGTTTTAGCTAGTGGGAATCAAGCATCAAAAAATATAACATGTAAGAATCTTTCTTCCTCATATTCAATTACTGGGAATGGAACTTTTAGCTCTTCATCTTATAACCAGTTTACTCCCACTACACAAAATACTGGAAAAACTATTTTTTATCCAACAACAGAAAGAAGCTCAGTAGCTACTGATTCTGGCACAAATCCATATAAAACATATTCAACTAAGTTTAATTTTAAAGATGGTACACAAAGAGTTTCTGGCGGACTATTCTTTAATATGGATAGTGATGAAACAGATGCTAATGGAGCACTCTTTGTTGAGTTGGTTAGATTTAATACAATGAAGGCAGATGGATCAGAATTAAATTCTCCTCCAATATTTAGATACATGCTGGTATTTTATAGATGCAATGGGTCTAATGCAGATATTATTTCATATTCTGATGTAACATCTATCATTAACAATATTATAAATAATTTTGAAAAGGTATTAGAAAAAAGCATAGTAGGTGGAGAGGTAGTTTATACTCCAACTATTGATTTTAGATATGCCTCATTTAATCTGCGTGTTGCACTATATGAATCTACTGGAACAGATGGAGAAGGCATATCAGTTAAAAATTTAATGTCAGTATTTATAAATAATGTTGAGGTTGGTGGATGGAAGACTAAGAGTGGTGCTAATTGGATTCCTATTGAGTTAAATACAATTACCTCACTGCCAAAGAAGTTGAACTTTACGCATACATTAAATGCGGGAACTATTTTTGGATCTTTTATTTCTACTGATCCAGTTGCTATTGATGAAATAACATATCCTTCACAATCAGGCACAGATGCTGGCGGCATAAGAGAGATACATGCAACACATAAGACATTAAAAGAAAGAAGCGTTAACTATTATTTCCAAGACAGAGAATTCTTGAATGGTTTAATACAAAATCAAAACATTTTTTCAAACTCAAAGACATATCTCATGCAAACAAAGCCCGAAGTAGTTGGCATAAATACCTATGATGTTCAGTATACAACTCCAGCAGCAGTAATTGCAGATATTGCTCCAGTAGAATATTTAATGAAATATTTTCCAGGCAATGAGGTCGTTGATCAACAATATTTACAGGAGAAACTGGTAGATGAATATTCTCTATCTTATTCAACCATCCTCAATACTGGCTTCAGATCAAAATTTGCAATAGCAAACAATGCATCACATATGATATTTCTTAAAAAAGATCCAAGCGAAATAATGCCCTTTGACATTTCTCTTAATATCTGGACACACGAGATCATTGCTCCATCTGATCCAGAGGTATTGGAGAAGGTATTAGACTATTCAAACATATCAGAGGTAGTTCAGCTAGACTCAAACTGGATACAATCAAAAGACGCAGCAAACAAACTTATCAATATAATTTCCAAGGGTATAGAGATATTTTCTAAAGATGTATCAATTCAAATGTTTGGAAATCCACTAATACAGGTTGGAGATGTAGTACAGCTTTCATATAATCTAGGAGGGCTAAATAGTCAAAAGTATATAGTTCATTCTGTATCTCAAAATTTTGATAATGGTCTTTCTACTAACTTGGTTTTAAATATGATAACCGACGGGGTATCATATTAGGCACCCCGTAATGATATAATTACATACAAAGGAGAATAAATGGCTTACGTAAAAATATCAGACCCAGCAATCATGGACTTGTCGGGAATTCAACAAATTATTAACGTCGTTAATCAACATAGCGATTATTTAAATGCCCTAGTAAATAGATTTGGGGCAAACTATATACCAGATTGGACACAGCCAAATGTTCAGGCTAACTTTGACATAGCAACAAGCAATATTATTTATGGCAAGGTAACTATTACACCAGATGATGATGCCACAGTGCCAACTAGCGGCAGAACGTATTATTCTAAAAATGTTACATTTGATACAGGTATTTCATTTTCTGAAATTCCAAATGTTGTCATAACAAACAATAATATTGATAATGAAATATATGGAAATCTTGATATAGTTGCATCTATTCATAATGCCAGTACTACAGGGTTTACTGCCAGAATATATAGGGCTGGAATTAAAACAACTAATAAAGATTTAATTACTACAGATGTAGAGCTTAACTTTATTGCAGTTGGCAGAAGATAGGGTAGTCCTGTGCAGTCTCAATATAGATCACCGTTTACCGTTGGTAAAAGAAAAACTGTCTATATAGATGCTGCTGACCCACGAGTTCAGGGCTTTAAGGCAAACATTACAGCTGCAAGACTTGGTGCAGAACTTGTTATTGTAGATTCTAGAATAAATACATTAAGTCAGGCTGGACGACTATCCAATATTAGATTTTCATCTAAAACTTTTAAAGATAAGACTATTGATCCAAAGGGAGAAAATTTTACAACCCCATCTGGACTAAGTAACGTTTCTTTAGCATGGGAAGAACTTTCAGGCGGACCAGCACTTGTAATATCTTTTGATTTTGATTTTAATGATCCCGACAATAAATATGTATCTAGTTTTGGGTATACATTAACAGGTAACAGTGAAACAACACCACTCATAGAAAGCATTACCTTAAATAAAGATAGCACTTCTCAAAGAGTAGAATTTACATATGCACTTAATACACAATACTACGGTATTTTTCAAACATCATTTACAGAATTAAAAATAGCAGCATATGATAGTTTTGGTAATAATGGACCAGTTACAACGATTACATCTATACCGTCGTATTCTAACAGTCTTCCTGCTCCAGTAATTACTGTAACAAGTATTCCAATGGGATATTCTGTTGATTGGAACGCAATAGCACAAACATATCAGTACATATCTGTAGAAGAAATAGTATCAAATGCAGGAACAGCGCCATCTACTGGATATCAACAAGTATATTTAAATACTATAAAGCCTGCAGTAGTTCCAACTCCAACTACAGAGGCTCGTTGGGTAAAGGCAAGATTTACTGATAAAGCTGGAACATATGGGCCATACTCAAATGCAGTAAAAGTAACTCCAACTAATCCAATTTCTGTAGATTTAATTCCACCAGCAGAAGTTGTTTCAGTATCAGCAGCATGGTCTGGAGACAATATTGTTATTAACTATACATTGCCAGCATCAGATGCAGGTGCTAGATTCCAAGTTGCTCTTACTGCACCAAACACTTTTGTAGGATATTTTTATGCATTCCCATCTGGAACATCCTTAAATCAAACATATATTATAACTAAGGCAGATTTGTTTGCACAATTTGGATCACACTATTCTTCATATACTGGAGTTTTTAAAAGTATGGACGCAGCAGACAATAGATCAAATGGAGTATCATTTATTGTTGCAGCAAGAGTAAATCCTTTACTTGGAATTACTCCTACATTTACAACTACCGCTCTTGTTAATGGATATAACGTTTCATATACATTATCAGCAGGTGCTGTTTATGCAAAGATATATCAAAAATATACAAGTTGGTCAGGAGTAACGCCATACGATTCATTCACTGGAACACGTTCATCTGGCGGAGCATCTGGAACAAATACAGTTACATTATCAGGTATTGTTTCTAATACAGGTGCTTCAGTATCGCCACTTGTTGGATACATAGTTATTGGTACTGGCATTCCAGAAAATACTTATATAACTGCTGTATCTGGAGGTCAAATAACAGTAAATAACAACTTTACTTCACAAGTATCTGGATCAGTAACAGGATATGGAATAGTATATTCTGGAGGAAGTCCAGCCAACATATCTTCTACTTTATATCAAAACACATATCTTCTTGTTAGATATTCTGATGATTTTGGAAATTCGTCAAACTATTCTGCAGAACAAATTGTTGTACCACTTTCTCCAGTAACAGTTGATGTAACTGGTCCTGGAAATGTTGCCACTGTTGCTGCATCAACAAACGGCATAGACACATCGGGGACTTTAGGATTCAATGGCTATATTAATTTAAATTGGACCGCAGTATCTGACACAACTCTGCGTGGATATAGAATTAGATTTACTACAGACACATCTAATCCAGTTTATTCACATGTTGATTTTCCAATAGATCAGGCTAATCCTCCTACAGGAACAATATCATATAAGCTTGTTGGGTTGGCTGTAGGCGCAACATATAAAATAGGAGTTGCAACGTATGATGAATACAACAATACTTCTTCTGCATATACGTCTTTTGCAGACGTAACAATAACAGGTACTCCAGCTTTATCAAACTATATAGAGTCTGGAGCTGCAGGATTTCAATTTGGATCAGGAATTAAAGATAAAACAGGTGCACAAAATGCATCTGCACAAGGTATATATTTAAGCAATAGTAATTATTGGTATTTAACATCTGCAAACTCTGCACAGTTTAAGGTTGGCGGATCAGCTGCTAATTATTTAGAGTGGAATGGAACTAAACTAACTGTAGATGGAGATATAACCGCAAAGGGTGGATCATTTGCAGGAAACATAGCTCTCACTACATCTGGAGCGTCTATATATAATGGAGATGTTACAACTAGTGCAAATAATTTAACGGGTGATGGATTTATATTTAATAAAGATGGATTATTAATTCGTAAGGGTGGTAATCAGGTATCTTTAGACACAACTAATGGAGCCATTACAGCCAATGCTGGAAATATCGCAGACTGGGTAATATCTTCTAGCAAAATAGAAAAACTTGATCCTGTTTCAACAAAATATGCAGGGCTATCATCAACTGGACTTTATAAGTTTTATTCTGGCAGCACATCTTCTGGCGGAGATACTACACAATTTGCAGTAGATAGAACTGGAAAAGTTTGGGCAAAATCTGTTGAGATTTCTGGAGGAACATTAGACATAGGTGCAACATCATCTAACCTAACATCTGGGTTCCATGTTTTAACTGATGGAACCATGTATGCTACTGGAGCACAGATTAATGGCGCTATAACTGCTACCTCTGGAAAAATTATAGGAACTTTTCAGGTAGAATCTGGATCATTTTATACTGGAACAAGTCCAACCGATACAAGCGTTATTATTAACGATAAAGGTTTGGCTTCTATTGGAACAAGCAATGCTACATTGACAGCAATTGTTAATACTCCAATAAGTTCTGGAAATATTCCTATTGGAGATAATCCAGCAGTTGGAGCATTGCCTACAGCAATTACATTTTTTACAAAAGCAGCATTAATAGGTGGATGGGTAGTAAATAGCACATCTATAAGAGATAGATCAGAACAGTTTATTCTTGATTCAGATGATAAGAGAATATCTATTACAGGTGTTATTGATGTTTCAAGTAACTACCGTGTAAGATTTGGAACAGACTTAACTGGCTCTGGTAGTGGCACTACAAATATATTTGAGGCTGGAGTAGATGGATCAACTCCTAATTTTTACATAACTAGAAGCGGTATTTTAAATGCACAAGGAGCAGTAATTAGTGGAAACATTACTGCAACAACAATGACTTCGACTGGTAATTTTAGTTTTGCAGACAACATATTGTCTGGTACTACTACATCTGTAGCTTTTGATTTAGGCAATGGTAATAAAGACATAACATTTAATAATATGCCATCTGCAGATTTTAATGGATGGGCGGGAGATCCAACAATAACAATTGATGATGTATCAAAGAAACTTGTAAAGGGTCGCAGATTTATATATCAAAGTCGGTATACTGGTAACAATGGTCCTGGAACTGTTACAAATTTTGATGGCGTTCAAGGAAAATATTTAACTGGAGATGGACAGGGTGGAGAAACTGAAAGAGATATTAAAGCTGGAGATATAGTCTTTATTCAGGAGGCTTAGAGAGTGCCAATATATAGATTAAATAATAGTGGGGTTTTAAAAAAGATAACTGGTTTATATCGTCTTAACAGTAACGGTGTTTTAAAAAAAATATCTAACGCATATAGACTAAATGATTCTGGAATATTTAAAAGAATATTTGCATCTTTATTAACTCCAAGTGTAAAAACAGCAACCAGACCATTGTTGTATTTTAGAGATGGTGGGGGTTATGAAACAGCATCTTCAGAAATTTTTTCTGCTACAAGTTCTAATTTAACATCTCCAGCAGCATATGATGGAGATAAAATATTTTTAATAAGAGGAAACTGGAATGAAGAACCAATATCGTTTTTTATGAGGATACAGAAGTCTCAAAGCGCTGGCTTTAGCTCTGGTGTTACAAATGTTAATTCATCATCGTCAGTAACCAGAACATACCCATCATATTCAGATTCTAACTATGCAGATGAAGTTCCATTAAGTTCTACAAACAGATATACAATAACAAAGGCCGATGTTAGAGATGGCTATTATTTTAGAGGGTATATAGAAGCAACTAATAATCTTGATCGTACAGGTGAATACTCTACAGAAGTCGTCTTACCAAGAATGTATGCTAATGTTGTTTTTAATCAGGCAACAATAGGTTCTTATGTTGGTGATCCACAAACAAATGGTGGAACATTTTATTGGTCTTATAGCGGTAATTCTACTATACAGGCACAAGATATATCCGAGCAACAGTTTTTAGTATATCCATACAATAATACATCTGCAAGTCCTCTTTATAGTACAACGATATTTCCTGGAACAGGAACAAGTTCACCCAATACAACCGTTACTTTTACAAGTGCAAACTTAAGCCCTAATACACAATACACCATAGTTATAAAAGCAACCATGCAAGACGGCTGGGCATCAAATTCAACAGTTGCACTAAGAACAATAGAAACAGATCAACAATCTTTTACAACTGCACAGGCAACACCCGCCATACCAACTAATGTAACTGCTACAGATGTTGGAACCAATAGGCCATACAATAATGGCGCTGTAAACTTATCTTGGGCACAACCAAATAATGGAACAACAATAGTTGGATACAAAATTGAATATCAGGTAGGGCCTAATTATTTAACATATCAAACTTTAGTTGCCAATACTGAAAATAATACAACTTCTGGAACCTTTACTGGATTATCATCAAATACAAGTTATAAATTTAATGTAAGTGCAATTGGGTCTTTACAAACATCAAATAGGTCTGAAGATAGCAATGCTGTTCTTATTACTACAGTACCATTAGCACCAACAGGTGTTTTCGCAATTGCTGGAAATGCATCTGCAGATGTTTATTATAATCTTGTTTCTTCTTCTAATAATGGTGGTAAATCTATTTCATACTACAGGGCAACATCAAGTCCAAGCGGTATAACTGGTACAGAAAATATTTCTCCAATAACGGTTGAAGGATTGACAAATTATACGTCATATACATTTACTGTTGCAGCCAATAATGCTAATGGATTTTCTGCTGAATCTGCCGCTTCATCTGCAGTAACCCCACAACTACCATTGCCAACTGGAAGCGGTACTGTAACAATAGTATCACAATCAAATACAAATTATATATATGAGGTAACATCATACGGGGTATGGTCTAATAGTGCAACAACTTATGATTATGAATGGCAGACAAGCTCCAATGGTGGTATTAGTTGGACTACAAGATCTTCTGGAACAGATGTATCAACAGTACCCAACTATAATGCAGTTTTATATAAGGCTCAAAATGTTAGAGTAATAATATATGGAAGAAATCAAACTGGTAGAGCTGTTATTGGATTAGAAAGCAATTCTCTTTTTGTTTTTTATACCGCCCCAGTTATTACATCATTTAGTGTTACTGGTGATGAGCTTCAAGTTTCATATTCATATGCTTATACTGCAGATGATCCGTCTACAAGTACACAAATTGAATACAAATTATCATCAGCATCTACTTGGACAACTATAATTTATCCAGCAAGTAGTGGATTTATAAATTTAAGTCCAGGAACATATGATTTTAGGTTATGGGTTTATAATTCTGTAAATGGTGGAAACAGAACAACATCGTCTACTCTTACTGGAATAGTTGTATCTAAATTTTACACATTCTCATTTGGAAATATTTTATATCCATCCACAAATGGACACATAGGTTTAACTGGAGGATCAACAACCAGCATACCATCAACTGGAAAGTTTATTTCTATATTTCCAGGCGACTATGTTGGAAATACTGGTGCTTCACCAGGGTATATGTTAGCATGGTCAGACTCAACCAAATATGTAATAAGATTTGATGGATATAAATTTGGCTTTGTTGGACAAGCAGCATATAGAGTACAGTGGATGGCAACATTCTATACAAATCAAGATTATGCAGATATTAAAATTATTTCAAAAGGTAGCAGCATAAGTGGTGCAGAAACAGTTGGATTATATAAAAATGGTTTTGTAGTATCTGGATTGCCTGGACCATATACACTATCTACTGGAACAACTTTTAGAGTACGCTTTGACGCAACATCTGGATCATTTGGTATATCATATGATGAAATATCAATAACATCTCCAGATGATATTATGACAACGGCGGGTACAAAAGTGGGTACTGGAGATGATGATATTTATTATTCAATAACTACATCTTCAAACTACTATAAAACACCAGTTGTATCTTTTCAATCTCCATCAAACACAAATACTACAATATCTGTTCCATTTACAGAAACATCTACTGATTATATTACATATGATGTAAGATCTAATAGCTATTCAGGAACTATCCTATCATCTGGTACCCTTTTTTCTAGCCCTCTAACTGCAAGTGGTCTTACTGCAGCAACAACATATTATATTACAGCAGTGCCATATAATTATAAAAATCAAGTAGGACCAACGGTACAGACTACTTCTCAAACAACCCCACCTGCACCAACAGTAACTTGGAGCAATGTCACCGCAAATACAGCAACAGTGTCATGGTCTGCAGCAAGTGCAACATCATATTATGTAATGATATATAATACAAATAGTTTTGTTTATGTGTATGGTCCAACTACAACAGCAAATACCTTTGTTAATTTAACAGGACTAACTACTGCGGCACCATATAAAGCTTATGTTTATGGAATTAACAGTGGTGGTAATGGTCCAGATACACAGGTTGATCAATATACAGATGCAAAACTGTTCTATGATGGAAATACAAATACAGGTGGTTCTGCTCCAGCAACCACAGAACATGATTACAATACCTTTGCAACAGTATCGGGAAATACTGGAAGCTTAACAAAAACATACGGTACCTGGTCAGGATGGTCACTATTTTCAAATGGATCAGGCACAACATATGGTCCAGGATATACATCAACAATATTAATGGATGGTAGCAAGTATTTATATGCTAAATGGTCAGCTAATCAGCCAGGTACTCCATCAGTAACAGTAAATTATGGTCCATCTACTACCACATCATCTGGAAACTTTTTAACATTTAATCCAGTTAATTTTGGATCTGATACGTCATCAGTTCTTGTAGAATGGGGAACTTCTACTTCATATGGAAATAGTTCTTCAGTATCAACTAATGGTGGATCATATACAACACCTTCAAATCTAGCATGGAATACCACTTGGTATTGGAGAGCAAGGGGATATAATCCATTTTATAATGGCTATGGTTCAGCACAAACTGGATCTGTATTTATTCCAATAACAACATGGACTGTTACATTTAATGCTGGAGACAATGGAGGTACTGTTGATGGATTGTATTCTACAACTCGTACTGCAAACAATGGTAGTTCTGTTACTGCACCAACAGCAACAAGAAGCGGATACACATTTAATGGATGGTACAACTCCTCATCTGGAGGGTCTTTAATTGTTGCTGGCGGAGGATCATATCAGCCAAGCTCAAATATAACTTTATGGGCTCAATTTACATTAACCCAGATTGCACCGTTTAACGGAAACGTTACCGTTTCACAATTTAGTGGATCTGGAAATATAAATAGTGCTAGATGGGACGACTTATACTTTGTTACATCTGCTACAGCTAGCGGTACTCCTAGTCCAAGCGTAAGTTCCTATCAATGGCAAAGATTTAGCTTAGTTACCTCAACATGGAACAGCGTATCTGGACAAACAGGATCTAGTTTTACAATTGATTCTACTCATACAGGAGGAAGATTTAGATGCCTAGTTACATTTTCTAATGGAGTTTCACCAAATTTACAGACACCATCAAATGAAATATTAGTTGCAAATCCAACAGTAACAAGTGTAAAATCATCTTATTTTTCAACTGCCCCATTTGTTATATGGTATGTTTTTGGATACAATATGCAAGGAATGACAACTAGAACAATTATTCAAGGAGTAACTCAAACTGGAAGCACAACCAGTGCAAGCACTAACTCAGATGCGGTGACTAATGGAATAACCAGACAAACAAACTTAGGTGGAACTGGTCAGACATATGCTCTTATAATTAGGCCAGAAAACAATGCTGGTGGCGGAGGAGCTATCGGAACAACCGTAACAACCAATACTTTGACCAATAACCAAACAAATAGAAACAATAGTCCTGTAACAAATACATTTAGCCCTGGAGGGTCTATATAATGATAAACAACAATGAAAAAATATTATTACTAGATAAAAGAATAACAGATTTAACTAAAATCTATTTGTCTTTGCTTGATTATATTAAAAAAATTGAAGATGGAATGGAAGATCCAGATATGACAATATCTGAGTGTAACGAGGTTTTGCCAAAAATTATGGCAAAAAAAGAGTCATTAGTAGCAGAAAAACAAAGGCTGTTAGACTCTATACCAGTGGTATAATATACTAGGAGGAAAAATGACCATACTAACAAATGAAGATAAAATATCAATTGTAAATCAACATAAAAAAAATGTTGAGTACAGCAAATATAATTTGCAGGTATCATTGATTGAGGAAAATGCTGTAACCAGCCCAGACCAAGATGCCATTGATGCACTAAATGATAAGATTACTGAGATTAATAAAAAGCTTGCAGCACTAGATGCTGAGATATTATCTTTATCATAATAATATAGGGGGGGTAAAGTGGATAAGGCAGAATTAGTAATTACCGCCTTGCAGCAACGCATAGGTGAATTAGTCTCTGGCTATGAAACACAAATTGCTATTTTGAGAGCAGAAATAACAAGTCTTATTGATGAAAAAAATGAAAAAGATGAGGCTGTACAAGAGTATTCTGAACAAATAGCATCTAAGGTTGGATTAGATATAGAGCAATAATGTTTTGTAGAAAATGCAAGGGTAGAGTTTTTATAGACCGTCAATATTCTAGTATTGATCACATAGAGACCTTTTGCATAATGTGTGGAGCTAGAAAGTTTTTTCATCCACCGTCTCAATCTTTGGAGGGAAGATGGCTACTGGAAAAGGAAAAATTGAGAGCCAAGCGTACAATAACGAGCCTGTAATAAAAGCTAATAAAAAAATTTGGTTTTTAAATGGTGATCTTGTTAGATATCATCATAGTTCTCGTTCTACAGGAATGGTTACTGTTTATAATATAACTAAAGATAGACTAGAGACTTGTTTGCGTATCGATTTTAGAAAAAATAGACAAAGGGCATATACTGTAGCAGATACAGCACGACTTGTCAATAGGCATCGTAAATATTTTCCATCATTAATTAAACGTGGAATTATTCCACCACCAACAGGTGCACAAGTCGGCGGTACACGAGAATGGAAAATAAGAGCATATTACTCTGAGTCGCAAGTAAAAGAGATACGTGATATACTAGCAAGTATACATATTGGAAGACCAAGAAAAGATAACTTAATAACAAATAATATGACTCCTACAGCACAGGAGTTGACACGAAAAACTGGTAATGGTATACTGGTTTATACAAGAACTGAAGATGGTAGGTTTATACCTGTTTGGGGAGAGAGCATTAATTAGCCTATGAAGGAGGCAGCAGTGGAAGAACGTAATGATACAAAGGTATCTGTAACACTTGGATACACACTTAATTTAGGAAACTTTCAATCTTTGCGAGTTGATCTAGGGGTTGTAGATTACACTCGTGACGGTGAGACTACAAACGATGCAATGGATCGTGTATATGCTTTTGTTGAAAGCAAGGTAGTTGAGAAGGTTCAAGAAGCCAAATCTGAGATTGTAGAAGAATAACTATGGCTGATCGCAAAGACCGAATGGCTTTGCTCAGTCGCTACAATAAGCTTCATTTGCAGAGATACGAGCAAAAGTCTAATCTCAATCTTAATGTTGAACAGTGGGCTGCAGATGCCCTAGTTGAATCATATGGGCTAAATGCCTGCTATGATTTATTAGATTATTATTTTGAGGTAGCACAAAATCCTACTTGGAACTTTTTTGCTTATAATGCACAAGAAATATTAAATGGTAGATCTGCTACTGAAAGAGATATAGCTGAAAGACAAGAGCGTAGAGAATTGGCTAGGAAGTGGTTAAGTGAATAATTCAGAATCTAAATTAATATCTGCTGTACTAGAAGACAAACAGGTACATGTATTGCTTCAAGCAAATATTGATTCAATGCTTAGAACGCATGGAGATGTTTGGAATTTTATCAAGCGGTATGCAGAAAACAACGGAACAGTACCACCTGTATCTTTAGTAGTAGAAAAGTTTAGAGACTTTGCCCCAACTCAAGGAATAGGATCTACAAAGCATCATCTTGAAGAATTTCAAGCAGACTATTTAAATGATAGTCTAAAAGATATTATTCGTAATGCTGCTACAGAGGTTCAGGGTGGGCAGGGTGTAAAAGCATTAGAACAACTAATTACAAAGACTTCTGAGTTAAAGAAGAATACATCCGCTATTCGTGATATTGATGCTACCGATATTCAGTCTGCAGTTGCATATTTTGAAAATGTAAAAAAGCAACAAGAACTAGGTAAGATTGGAATTAAGACAGGCTTGCCAGGGTTTGACAATTACCTCCCTTCAGGAATCATGCCAGGACAATTGGGGATTTTCCTAGCATATCCAGGTATTGGCAAATCTTGGCTTGCTCTTTACTTTGCTGTACAAGCATGGAAACAGGGCAAGACACCAATGATTATAAGTCTTGAAATGTCTGAGACAGAAGTTCGTAATCGTGTGTTTGCGATTATGGGTGAAGGTCTATGGTCACATCGCAAGATTTCTAATGGCAATATTGAAATAGATATGTTGAAGAAATGGCACGACAATAAGATTGCTGGCAAGCCACCCTTTCATATTATTTCAAATGATAGTGGTGGAGAAATTAATCCATCAGTTATTCGTGGAAAGATTGATCAGTACCGCCCAGACTTTGTAATTGTAGATTATCTACAACTTATGGCACCAAACCAAAAGTCTGAGAACGAAACGGTACGCATGAAAAATCTGTCTCGTGAATTAAAGCTTATGTCTATTAGTGAAGAAGTTCCTATTATTGCAATTTCATCTGCGACACCAGATGATGTTACTAATATGAGCACAGTCCCAACGCTAGGTCAAACTGCTTGGTCACGTCAGATTGCATACGACGCTGACTGGGTTTTAGCTCTTGGTAGGGCGACGAATAGTGATATAATTGAATGTGCGTTTAGAAAAAACCGTAATGGATTTATGGGAGACTTTTTAGTACAAGCAGATTTTGATAAAGGATATTACAGATATAAGGATTATGAAGACAAAAAATAACGATATATACACACAACAACAAATACAACGAGTACTGACTGGTGCTGGAATAGATATAGAAGCAGAATACGGTACTGATTATATTATATTTTGTCCATATCACAATAACAACAGAACCCCTGCTGGTGAAGTATCTAAAGAGTCTGGATTATTTTTTTGTTTTGGATGTCAAACAACTAAAAATTTAACTGAATTAATTATGCATATGACTGGTAGATCTTATTTTGAATCTATCAGATATATTAAAAGCAAAGAGACTGAGACTAATTTAGAAGATGTAATTAATAAGGCTCTTTATGCTGCTCCCGACTTTGTGCAGTATGACGAATTATTAATTAAAAGATTGGCAAAACAGGCTACTGACAGCCCAAGAGCTACATCATATTTTGAGGGTCGTAGAATAAATAAAGAGTCAATGTTTAAATTTGATTTAGGCTATTCTGAAAAACAGGATTCAGTTATTGTTCCAATGCATTCTCCCGACGGTATGTGTATAGGTTTTGTAGCAAGAACGGTAGAAGGAAAAGAATTTAAAAATACACCAGGATTACCCAAGAGTAAGATATTATTTAATTTGCACAGAGTAAAGTCTTCTAGTACAGTATATTTAGTAGAGTCTTCTTTTGATGCTATTAGATTAGACCAAGTAGGATTACCCGCAGTTGCCACGCTGGGGGCTAATGTTTCATCAAGCCAGATGAAACTATTAGAAAAGTACTTCACAAATGTTGTGCTTGTGGCAGATAATGATGAAGCAGGCTCAATTATGGCTGACCGCCTAGTTGAGAAATTAGGGTCACTAGTTACTATAGTTAAATTAGATAAACAATATAAAGATATAGGCGATATGAATGATGATGCTATTAGACAACTGGAATACTCGTTTGACAACTCCATCATTTCTATGCTAAAATAGAAAAACTTATATAAGGAGAAAACAATGGCAATAGTTAAAGGGCTTAAAAACATCAACGCATTAGTTGAAAAGCCAAAATATGAAAGCACAGGAACAAAGGTTCGTTGGGTTAAGTTAGCTGACGGACAAGCAGCAAAGATTAGATTCGTTAACGAGTTAGACCAAGATTCGGCAAACTATAATGAGGATCGTGGATTGGCAGTAGTATGCTCAGAACATACAAATCCAAAAGACTATAAGCGTAAGGCTGCATGTACTATGGAATCTGAGGGTCGTTGCTTTGGTTGCGAAATGGCACGTAAAGAGCCAAAGAGTGGCTGGAGAGCACGTCTTCGTTTCTACACAAATGTACTTGTAGATGATGGAACAGAAGATCCATATATTGCAGTATGGTCGCAAGGTATTAGTAAGCAGTCTGCATTTAATACAATTCGTGAGTATGCACTTGAAACAGGTAGTATCTCAAACTTAGTATGGAAACTAAAGCGTAATGGCCAGGGTACTGAAACAAATTACACACTTATTCCATCAACACCTGATACTGAACCATTTAAATGGGAAGGTAATGAATATTTCAATCTTGAAAAGGTAGTCCGTGAAGTTCCATATCCAGAGCAAGAAGCATTTTACTTTGGATTTGATACTCCATCAACAACTGCTACAAACATTGATTGGTAGTAGATGAATTACGTTGGGCTTCATGTCCACACACATTACTCGTTAATGGATGGTGTGGCTACTCCGCAGGAATATGTAAATAGAGCCGTAGATCTTGGTATGCAAGCAATTGCAATTACAGATCATGGAACTCTATCAGGTCATCGTGAGATGTACCGTGCTGCAAAAGAAGCAGGCATAAAGCCCATATTAGGCGTGGAGGGCTATATGACAACAGATATGGCTGACAAGAGAGCAAAGGCAGACCGCACTGATCCTCTTGATCAAAACTATCATCATATAGTCCTTCTAGCTAAGAATCAACAAGGTTTGGAAAACCTAAATAAGATTAATGAGATTGCTTGGACTGAAGGATTTTTTAGTAAGCCAAGATTTGATTTTGAAACATTAAAGAAATATAAAGAAGGAATTATTGTAACTTCTGCCTGCCTAAGTGGCTGGGTAGCAAAAGCGGTAGAGCTAGATGAACTAGCAGTTGCAAAGAAACATATTAAATGGTTTAAAGAAACTTTTGGAGATGATTATTATATTGAGGTAATGCCTCATAACTCTGAAAAGGTAAATAAAGGATTAGCAGAATTAGCAAAATCTATGGGGGTAAAGCTAGTAGTTACTCCTGATTGTCATCATTCTGATACCAGCCAAAAAGAGATTCAGGAACTAATGCTTATCCTGAATACCCACGCAAAATTACAGAAAAATGCTACATACGACAAGTCTAAGAAGCATAAAGATATGATGGAAAGACTTAACTATCTTTATGGTGCAGATCGTCAAATGTCATTCCAATCATTTGATATTCATCTTTTGTCTTATCAAGAAATGAAAGATGCAATGCTAAAGCATGGTATTGATAATGAAGAAATGTTTACATCTACACTTGAGATTTGTAACAAGGTTGAAGAATATGATATACAATCTGGATTAAATCTACTGCCAGTGCAGTATCGTAAGCCAGGAGAAGAGTTACGCAAACTTGCACTTGAAGGATTAAAAGAGCGTGGTCTTGATACAAACAAAGAATACTTAGATCGTCTTGATGAAGAACTAGAAATTATTAATCAAAAGAATTTTGCCCCATACTTTTTGGTTGTTCGTAATATGCTTAACTGGGCAAAGAAGGAAGGAATTATGGTTGGTCCAGGTCGTGGATCTTCTGCTGGTTCGCTTCTTTGTTATTCAATTGGTATTACAGACATTGATCCAATTGAGCACGGACTTTTGTTCTTTCGTTTTATTAATCCTGAGCGTAACGACTTCCCTGATATTGATTCAGATATTCAGGATTCACGCCGTGATGAAGTAAAAGATTATCTAGTTAGACAATATCGGCATGTTGCATCTATTGCTACATTTCTAGAATTTAAAGATAAGGGTGTTGTACGAGATGTTTCTCGTGCTTTGAACATACCGTTGCCAGATGTAAATAAAGTATTAAAGACTGTAGATACATGGGATGATTTCTGTACATCTAAAAACTCTTCTTGGTTCCGTGATAAATATCCAGAAGTCGTAGTGTATGGTGAACAACTTCGTGGTCGCATCCGTGGAACTGGTATTCACGCTGCAGGTGTAGTAACTAGCAAGGAGCCAATCTTTAAGTATGCTCCTATGGAAACTCGTAATGTAACTGGTGCAGATGAGCGTATCCCAGTTGTGGCGGTAGATATGGAAGAAGCAGAACGCATTGGTTTAATTAAGATTGATGCACTTGGTTTAAAGACTTTAAGTGTTGTTAAAGATACTCTTGATATTATTGAAGATAGACACGGAAAGAAAATAGATATCCTTAATATTGATATGGATGATAAAAATGTATATCAGATGTTATCTGATGGGTATACAAAAGGTGTGTTTCAGTGCGAAGCAGCCCCATATACTAACCTACTGATAAAGATGGGTGTAAAAAATCTTTCTGAATTGGCTGCTTCAAACGCTCTCGTCCGACCTGGTGCTATGAATACTATTGGTAAAGATTATATTGCTCGTAAACATGGTAGACAAAATATTGATTATATTCATCAGATATTAAAGCCATTTACTGAAGAAACATATGGGTGTATCCTATACCAGGAACAGGTTATGCAGGCTTGCGTTGAACTTGGTGGTATGACAATGGCAGAGGCAGACAAGGTTCGTAAAATCATTGGTAAAAAGAAGGACGCAAGAGAGTTTGATGTTTTCCAAGATCAGTTTATTAAGGGTGCTTCTCGTTATGTTGCTCCTAATGATGCTCTTGATTTATGGCATGACTTTGAAGCACATGCAGGATATTCGTTCAACAAGAGTCATGCGGTTGCTTATTCTACGCTCTCGTATTGGACGGCGTGGTTAAAATATTATTATCCAATAGAATTTATGTTTGCTCTTCTCAAAAATGAGAAGGATAAAGATGCAAGAACGGAGTACTTAATTGAAGCAAAAAGAATGGGCATTCCAATTAAACTACCTCATATTAATGATTCGGATAAAGATTTTAAAATTGAGGGTAAGGGCATTAGGTTTGGACTCAGTGCTATCAAGTTTATATCTGACAAAATTGCAGAGAGATATATTGAAGCAAGACCTTTTAAAACGTTTAAAGAAGTAGAAGAGTTTACTTTTACAAAAGGTAACGGAGTTAATAGCCGTGCACTTCAAGCAATGAATGCTGTTGGTGCACTAACTTTCCCAGATAATCCAGGGGATGCAGTAAAGGTTAAAGAGAACTTATATGAGTATCTCAATCTTCCTGAATTTAATATATCTATACCACAACACTATTATGCGTACATAAATGATATTGAAGAATATGAAGAAAAGGGCGCATTCATTTTGATGGGTATGGTAAAATCAATTAAGAGATCAAAAGGATGGTCAAGGGTAGAGTTGTTAGATAAGACAGGAAGCGTGGGTATATTTGATGAAGAAAATACCACTATTGAGGCTGGTCGTTCTTATATTATTCTTGCAAACGATAATAGGGTTGTATCTGCAGTACCTGTGGATGAAATAAAAGAATCTAAAGACGCACTTGTTAAGTTTTTAAATTACAAGATGTTGCCATATAAAGATGATGAGATGTTTGTTGTTTCTTTTAAGCCAAGAACTACGAAGACTGGCAAGAAGATGGCATCCTTAACGCTGGCTGATGCTGCCAGAGAACTACACGCAGTTACAGTATTTCCAATGGCATTTCCAAAAGCATATATGAATGTTGAAGCAGGTAGTGTATATAGGTTTGAGTTTGGCAAAACAAAAGACGGTACAGTAATAATGGAGGATGTAAAAAATGTTTGATGAGTTAGCAGAACAAATACACAAGAATGCAGTAGAAAAAGGTTTCTGGGATAAAACTGTAGACCCTATCTTTGTAGCAAAACAAATGATGATGATTGTCTCTGAGGTGTCAGAGGCCATGGAAGCACTTCGTAAAGATATGGATCCAGATCAGATATCAGATGAGTTTGCAGATATTATTATTCGTACCCTTGATTTGTATGCTGGTATTGCAGAGGCAGGGTATGTAAAAAAATCCCTTGATTATGCCATCAAAGAAAAGATGGAAAGAAATACACATAGACCAAAGAAGCATGGGGTAAGATTCTAATGACAGTAACAATAGAAGAAGTGCTAGCACAACTAAATCCTAAATTAAGAAAAAATATTCTTGTTGGAGATGAGGTTCCAAAGACTGAGTATGCAGCAACACCTAGCTTTGGCCTTAACCGTGCACTTAATGGTGGGTTCCCATATGGAAGACAGGTATTGGTTTGGGGCAATAAGTCAAGCGCCAAGTCTTCTTTATGCTTACAAGTTGTCTCTATTGCACAAAAAGAGGGCAGAGTTTGTGCTTGGATAG